TGACCGCCTGAAACCGTACGCATACCACGTACTTGGGCTTGGTTGAGGGTTAATACGTTAGTAAGTCCTGGCGTTGGATAAAGCGCTACAACCCCGTTTTGACTTGGTTGTTTTAATGGGTCAATTTCAGGACGAAAATTAATACATTCCTGTGCATCTTGATAGATGGACGGGGCTTCATAAGAAGGTCCAATAAATCCAAAATCAGGCATTTTGAATCCTTATGGTGTGCCGCCGGCAGTTGTATTCGCTAGTGCAATAAAGTTTCCACTTGTATCAAGTGATGCAACGTTTGTACCGTTATAAGTAAAGTAAAGTTTAGAAGCGGTTGTATTAATAGACCAACTATTAGGCAAATTAATAGAAGATGGTGAAAAATTAGTAACAGTTAAGTTTGTTGTAACAACGTTAGTTGCGTTAACCGTTGTTGGGCTAATTGCTGAAGAAGCAAAAACACCGTTATAAACGGCATTGTTTACATCATTTAGCCATGCGGCATATATTACGGTTGAATTATCAACAAAGTTAGTAGAAGCCATATATTTCCTATCGTAAGAATCCACCGGTCAAAATCCAACCAGCATCTTTTTGGCGGCCAACTAACAAAGCATCACTAAATACAGAAGCTTGAATTGGGCGCATATTTGTACGTTTTAAAGTAGCTTTTGCTTGTGCGGCATATTTGCTAATTAAAGCCATTGTTGCTGGGTCGTTTTTGCCATACATAGGCATTAAACGTTCAGCAAGGCACCAGCGCAAACATAACTCATAACCTTGTGGCAATACGATTGGGTCATAAATAGTGTTGTAACGGGTAAACAATGTGTCTGCAAATATGTGCATTTCGCCCTGTGAAGGGTTTGGCCATACATAAACGTTGCCTAATGGGTCAGAAGGTTGGTAATACATTGCTTTTGGCCAAGGACCTGATAAGGTCTTTAAACCAATCATTTCATAATTTTCCAAATTGAGTACGGCAACTGGGTAGTCAAGGCCCCCGTTAACAATAGGAGTGCCATTAGAATTAGTGTTAATCCGCACAAAGCTAGACTGAATAGCAAGAGGGCGCTGGTAGTAGCCATTAATGGATGTTGAAGCAACCGTTTGGCTGATATTAACCAAATAGGTACCAGCTTCCGTAACGTTTGTACCGGCACCCGAACCAAAAGAAGTAATAACTGTTCCACTTTTAACCCCAGTTCCGGCCAATGATTGACCTAAAGTAATCGCGCCCGATGTTATTCCAGTTACAGTTAATATATTTCCACTAATAGAACCAGTAAAATTAGCCCCAATTGTGCCACCAGGGCCGATTGTGTATTGAATTTGACCTGGTGTAATTGGAAATACAATTTCAGTCTTATAACTGACCATCATGGATTCGTTTGACCATTGGTCAACCATTCCATTCATCATTTGAAAAGCATCTGCGGCCGCTTCGGCGGTAGGTGTTTCGCCGCCAGCTAATGCGCCAATATCCTTTAATGCACCGCTAATAATGTCAATTGGCTGGGCCATATTATTCCACCGTAAATGTGTTAGCTAACCATGGAAAATCCACTTTTTTAGCGGTTTCAAGGGCTTTTAATTGATTTTCAATAACCAATTTTATAGGATTTATGTCATCCTTGGTAGTGTCTTTTTCAATCCATTGAACCAAATCTGATTCAACAATATCTGCTAAAGTTTTATTTACTGTTCCATTTTCAAAATTATGCTTACCTTCAGATTCAACAGTATTAATGCTATCTGTTCCTGTTAACAAATAACGAACGGAAACCAATTGGTCGCCATTTGCAAACAGTTCTAAAAATTTCCACTTAAATTCCATTTTTATTTCCAAATTACTTTAGGCAAACTAGGCCATGAAGGATTAGCAACAGGATTAATTAATAAATCACGTACCAAAAAACGATAATTTAAAAATTCTTGTTTGTTTACAAACTCTACATCAGGCAAAATTGACCAATCTGTTTGTGCTAATAATATTTTTGCCTGTCTTTTACAAGCATTTTTAGCCATTTGATTTTGTGTTTCAGGCCACAAATTGTCTAATTCCTCTTTAGATGGCTTTTCTGAAGAATCATGCCAAACAAGATTTTCATAATTATCGCCATTTAAAGACCATTCTTTGCCAACATAAAAAGTTGAAAGAATGAAAGAATAATCAATCATGCGGCCACTTCCATTAATGTAATGTTACTTGCACCTCTAGCGGTATAAGTAAAACCAGTAGCATCCGCACCAGTTCTATTTAAATAAGCAGTTGCTCCTGTTTCAACGTTCCATTGAACTGTATAAGTAAGTGCAGAAGTAGTTGCTGGATTATCTAAATAATGCCAATTTACACAAACTGATGAATTAGTATCTGCTGATGACCTTTGATTATTAACTGATGCAGAAGTATATCCTGATGCGGAAGCACCAACACCCACGGGTGTGCCATTTCTATTTAAAATGTAATAACTTAAAGCTTGATAAGGATTGCCACCAGCTACCAATTGAACTAAAACTAAAATTTTGCTTGTAGAAAATAATGGGGTAATGGTTGCCGAAAGACCAGCGATAGTAACTGGAGTTGTAGAAGTTGTAGATGTTGTCGTATTAAGGTTTGTGCTTACAACTTGCAATATTTTTGATGCGCTAGATTGCGTAGTTGAATTAGGAAAAGTTATAGCAGAACCGCCTGTTGTAATTGACATAATTTACCTTAATTATTTATTGATACCCAAGTTTTGGTAGATTCATTCCAGTTATATGGACCGCCTGTGGTTGGCATGGCAGTTGGGGCTTCCCATAACCAAGTTGTTTTATTTAAAGTCCAAGATGGGTATGGTTGTGATTCATAAAATACATCATTAGTTTTGTCGTATGTGTAACCAACGCCAGCATAATTTCCACGTAACGCTACGCCACCATCGGGTTGTCCATTAGGACCGTAATGAATACCGCCTTTAGTGTTGTATGAAGTTTGAATCCATTCACCTGGCGATGTATCTATAAATGTTTTAAAAAAATCTTCTTCTGCCACTATAACGTTGACAACAGTTCCATTTAATACTTTTGCGTAATGGCTCATTTTTATTCCTTTTTAAGCAGTATATGAACCAGCAGATTTAAAAATCATAACTGTATTTGAACCATTGGTAACAACAGTAGGAGAACCAGTAGTTGTTCCGGTGTAATTGGCAGTCGGTACAGAAAGAAGTACGCATCCTGAACCACCAGCCGCACCAGCCGCAGAATATGCGCCACCACCGCCACCGCCAGTATTTGCCGTACCAGCAGTAGCAGTAGTGCCGTTTGCACCAGCACCACCACCGCCTAGTCCACCAGCTTTACCACCAGTATTCCATGCGCCACCGCCGCCACCAGCAAAATAAACAGAACCGCCTGATACTTGACCAACAGAAGCAGAAGTAGCTTGAGTTGTAGTAATTAATGTTGTTGTTAAACCATTTCCACCAGCACCGCCTTGCGAACTACCGGCCGCAGTACCAGCCGCACCAGCACCACCGCCACCGCCACCGCCTGAACCAGTTCCAACACCGCCAGCATTTCCTTGACCTGAAGTTCCAGCACCAGCACCGTTGTTGCTATCTGAACCGCCACCACCTGAACCGCCAGCTTGTCCTGGGTTGCTTGAAACTGCACCTGAACCGCCGCCAATAGCAATATTTCCAGCAATAGATGAACTTCCACCATTTCCATTTGGGGGGCTAGTGCTTGCTGGGCCACCAGCACCTACAATTACTGAATAAGTATTGCCAACAACAAGTCCAGCAGTAGCAGAAATTAATCCACCAGCACCACCACCAGCAATATTTAAAGTACCGCCACCACCACCAGCAACAACTAAAATTGAAGCAGAATAAATTGCAGTATTAGCGATTGTTATTGAACCTGAACCATTAGTGATACCTATACCTGAACCAGCGGTTAAAGTTGATCTTGTGAAGCCTGAACCATTGCCAATATCAACTTGACCATTAGAAGGGGTAGAAGTTAAACCAGTTCCACCGTTTGCTACGGGCAATGTACCTGATACGCTTGAAACACTAATGCCAGTTAAACCTGATCCTGAACCGCTAAATGAAGTAGCGGCCAATGCGCCGGTAGAAGGATTAAAACTTAATTTTGTAGAAGAAGTTTTTTGTGGCAAGTTACCAGTAGTTGTTGTAACCCATGTTGGATATACAGTTGCATTGGTACTTGTATCGTCTGTAATTGCAGTATTTGTAGCATTGGTTGCAGTTGTTGCGCTGGTTGCTGAAGTTGCGGTAGTTGCAGTTGCCGCATTGCCACTAATAGAACCAGTAATTGTGTTTGCAAATGACCATACACCACTAGATGATACAGTTGCGTTATCTGCGCCACTATTTGTTACAAAACGAATAGCATTAGCGCCAGTTGTTCCAATTGCTAAATCAGAAGTTGTAGAAGTCAAATACACCATGTTTGGCGCGTTAAAACTGTTTGTTCCAGCAGTTCCAGCCCAACCGCTACTGTTCATACCAAAGTCACCGTAATAGGTGGTTGCGGTAGTGTTGTTATTTCCTACAACAACGTCAGCAGAAGCCGTCGCACCAGTATTGGTGTTTTGAATTTCCATCTGAATGTAAGCATTTTGACTAGCTTGCATTGTCAAAATATGGTTGCTATCGGTATAGCTTAATGTTCCATAACTATATGCACCGGTTGATGATGAACCGGAAGTTGTTCCGTTTGCAACAAAAGTTCCTGAAGTTACAGAAGTAGCAGATGCCGCGCCCAATGTTGGAGTTGTAAAGCTTGGACTTGTTGCTAAAGCTACTACGGTACCAGTACCGGTTGTGGAATAGCTTGTACCCCATGCAGAACCAGTTGAATTAGCAATACCGGCACTAGGATAAACCATAGTTGATGCGGCATTAATAGTAATTGCAGTAGAACCGTTATAAGTTGTACCACTACTGAATGTAATGTTTGTACCAGCAGTTAAAGCGGCCAAATTGGTACCCAAAGAAATGCCTGAAATAGTGCTATTGGCTAATTGGGCGTTTGTAATTGTTCCGCTTAAATCAGTTGTAGGGATTTGTGAAACTGCGGTTAATGCGCTTGTACCGCTACCTTTTACATATCCTGTCAATGTAGTAGCGCCAGTACCGCCATAGCCAACGCCAATTGTGTTAGCAGTCCATGTGCCAGCAGTTAATGTACCAACGCCTGTAATGCCTGTATATGAACCGCTAATATAGCTAGAACCAACTGTTCCGCTAGTAATTTGATTACCGGCAATAGCAATGCTTGTATTTGTTACGCTTGATATTTGGCCGCTTGCATTTGTAGTAATTACAGGAACGCTAGAAGCAGAACCATAAGTACCAGCAGTTCCAACTGGCGTAATGCTAAATGTATAACCAGTTAAAGTTAAACCAGTTCCAGCATTATAAGTTGAAGAAACGCTAAAGTTGCTCCAATTCATTGCCGTGGTACCAAGTGTTCCACCTGGTTGTGCCGTGCAATACCATGCTGAACCAGTTTGTGAACCATATTCAACAAACACTAATGCGCTGACATATTGCGCCCAAGTTGTAGAACCAACCGCATAAGTCCATGCGCCAGCATTTACTTGATAAATACCGTTTTGTGATGCAGTAGTTTGGTTTTTAACCAATACTGTATTACCAGCAACAAGACTTACTCCATCAACCGTTTGCAATCCTGACAATGAAGTAAGGTTTGTAAGTGTTGCAACTGTTACTGGATTTTTCCAGCTAATACCAGCGGCATAAGATTGAAGCGTTAAATAGTTAACAATATCTGTTGGACTAGAAGCATTGGTGCTAATAGTTCCAGTTGTAGTGGCAATATTTGTAAAAACACCAGTAGAAGGTGTTATTGAACCAATTGGGCTACTGTCTAACGTACTGTTAGTAATTGCTAAACCTGATTGAACAGGATTAGAAGTAGCATAAAACGGCTTACCTTGGCCAATAAATGTATTAAAACTGCCGTCCAGGTTGAAATACGCTTGTACCGGCAGTAAATTCTGTACCGCAGAATTTGATGGTGTAGTCATACTAAACCTTAATAGGCAATACAGTTAACTAGGATTACATCACTTGCTGACATTGGTGCCGCGGCGCCAGTTGTTACTGAAAAGCTAG